ATTCTATTTTTAATCCATTCATGTTATTTAGTATTACAAAATTTAAGTTTACCCTCTAAGTATTGCACTTCGTAATTATCGCCTTCAATGTTACCCGCGCATTTTAAGTACATCACTTCGTAGGTGTGTAGTTCCTCTTTTAGCTCGTGGATAGTTTCTTTCTGCTCTTCTACTTGTTCTTTGTACTTTTCTATTTTGTGAAGTGCAATAATTAATACTGATACAATAATAAATACTGCTGCTGCTATGCTTGTTTGTATAAATGGTTTCATATCTCTACTATTGTTATTTCTACTCCGTTAATAATATCGCTCTTTTGTCCTTTTCTACCTAGTCGAGTGTAGATAGTGGCTGCTGAGCATCCGCAGACCTTTGCGACTTCTACCGCACTATTACGGTAGATAGTCTTTTTTTCTGTTTTTAGTTTGTATAACATTATTTGTTGTTTAAGTATTCCTCTATTTCGTCGTCTATTCTACCTAAGTCTTTAACGCTTAATTGGTCTAGTATATCGTATTCGTCCGTTAACAAGTCTGAAGCTACATAAACCGCTTTAACGTCCCAGCTCCAAAAAGGAACTAAATAACCTACCTCGGGTTCTGCTTGTTGATGTTCGTAAGTGAACTCTATTAAAAAGCAGTCTAAATCTAAAAATTCTGTTTTCATGTTTTTTGTTTTTTTGTTTTGTGCGTTACGGATGCGCACCCCCCGATTTTTTTGTTTTATTTCATCCATTCGCATTGGTCTTGAATCTTTTCGTAAGCGTTTTGCGTTAATAAAAAACTATTTTGACCATTTGAGGCGATTCCTCTATATTGAATTCCTCTACCTTTCAACATTTTATTTGTTTTTACTATTACTTTTCCTGTGTTTGAAATTCTTGCCTTCATGTTTTCTTGTTTTTATATCGTTGCTCCGTTGCATTGATGAAGCAAATATAATACACGAATTTAGTTCTTGCAAGTTTTTTAGTAACTTTTTACAAACTTTTTTGTAATTATTTTGTAACTACTTGAAAACTAGTTAAATAAAATTACTTTAAATTGGTATCTGAGAAATAAGAAATTTGATTACTCGCCATAGGTAGCGACGGAAATAAACAAGCGCACCGCCTATAAGCATATAAAGCCACCATTTACAGCGTTTCTGTTGTGCTTTGATAGTATCTATAGCTTTTTTGTATTCAGTGCGCAAACGGGCCTCTATTTGCTTTGTATCGGCTTTCTCCTTTATTCTAATAGTGTCGCGTATTAACTTAGTCTCGTATCTTAACAAAGGTCTATCCTGGTAAATAGTGCGTGTTTCTATCTCGTGTAGCGTGTCAACTCGTATTACATCGTTTGTAATAGTGTCGTGAACTTTAATAAGTCGTATAGTTCTATTAGTTACTGTCTCCTTTTCGGGAGTCCATCCTTTTTTTACCGCCTTTTTAACGTGCCACGTCGGAGAACAACTAGCGAATAATAGTATAATTAATAAGTATTTCATAGGGGAAATTTATAAGAATCAGCGCTTTTATATGTCTTTTCTAGGTTGTCTTTTTGCTTTCTTAACACACTTAACTCTAAAATACGACCCCCAACACTTTTAGGCGGCGCACCTCTTTCAACGTGCCACCCTTTTGAACCGTCTCCGTACTCTTCTTTGTACGTTCCTGTTATTGCTAAATGAATATCTTTAAGCTGCGTTTCATAAGTACCTCTATGCGTATTTAGTATTTCAATACTATCGTTTCTACAGCTGTTTTCGTGTATATGTCCCATTGAGAATATATCGAAGCCCTCGTACATTTCTGTAGCTCTAGTTAAGTTAATAGCTCCTTTTGTAACTATTCCTCCTCCTCCTGAGCCGTGAAAGTATTTATGTTTAAAAACTGATTTTGAAGTCCCATGAAACATTAGCTCGTAAATCATCCAGCCACCATAACCGCCTGTATAGATAGAAGTGCCATAAGTCAAGTTAAACAAGTCAACAAAACGCTGTAAAACGTCCGTCTCTTGCCATTTAATAATAGCTGTCTCGTGATTACCGTAACCAATAACAGTTAGAATATCTTTGTAAGGCTTAAACCATTCTACAGCCGTTTGAATAACACTATCTAAATAGCGGGCGTTGTTATGCTCAGGTAGAATATCCGACTTGTTACCTCTTCTGTCTCCTTTACCTTGCATTAAACAAAAAAAGTCACCGTTTATATGTACAGGTATGTTTTCTTTTAAGCAGTAGTCTAAGTGCTTTTTAAGTAGCTCTCTGTCGCATTTAGGATTGTCCCAGTGTATGTCTGATAGTATTGCTATTTTTGCTACGCTTCCTTCTAAACTTAGCTTGTGAATGTTTTTACCTAATTTTTCTACTTTCATAAATTGTCTATTGTTCGTGCTAATACTAAAGCTGTTTTAAAGCGAAACTCCCAGCTTCTTAATAACCTTACAGCTTCATCGTTAGTGTGAAACTCCAGCTCTAATAATATAGCGGGGCAAGTTGTTCTTTTTATAATTGCAAAGTTTGCCTTTTTGTGTCCTCGGTTGCGTAGCTCAGGAAACGTCTCGCTCATCTCCTTTATCCAGTTATCCGCAGCCTTGTTGCTTATAAACCCGCTACCCTCAGAAGTGAACACCTCGTAGCCTCTAGCGTTAGTATTGTTAGCAGCGTTCGAGTGTATAGAAACGAGTAAATCTAAATCCTTAGCGTTTGCAATAGTTACTCTAGTCGAAAGAGGAACATCTTTATAGTCGTAAGGGTCTGTAATAAACACTACTTCGTGTCCGAACTTTTCAAGCACTTGAGCGTATTCAATACCGTACTTTCTGTTGTTTACTCCCTCGTAGAACCATTTGCCGTCTACAGGGTGAGGAGAGCGTTTTCCCGCTGTTACATAGTTTCCTTGTTCGTCTAGTCCACCATGCCCGCAGTCTATGCCTATTCTCATAGTTTCTTTTTAATATCTGTAATGGCTTCCTTGCCTTTACGAATCAAATGTAGTAATTTTTTAAAATAAAACTCAACTCCCTTGTCTTTATTTATCGCTCTTATGTTTTCGTCTACGCTTAAAGCCTCTATAAAAACGAGTAACAAACAAGCACTCTTAGTTAATAAATGGCTTATTCCGTAGATACTTCCATCCATTATATAAACATCTATAGGGTATAGTATAACTATCAATAACTCATAGAAAAGCACCTTAAAAGCTACCCTACTTAATTTGTGGCTTGTTATAGTCTGCTTAGTACGATAAGCCTTGTATAAGCCTAGAAACGTGTCTATAAGTATTGCTAAAGCTACTACTACCATTAACGGAGCTATCGGGGTTAAAAATACCGCTAAGCTTGTTAATATATACCCTATAAAAGTGCTAGATTTCATCTTCAGGTGTTATTCCTAGTTCAGCTAATCTTATTAACCAATCCGCTTCGTTATCAAATTCTTCTATAATCGGCTGCCCGCTATCTAAGGCTGTACCTTTAGGGCAAAAGCCGTAATGTATAACGCTCAAGTCCTCATTGTGCGCAATGTACCATGTATCTCTATCAACTATCTGTTTTAACATATTCTTATTATATTACTGTATCTCCCGAAATTGTCCAGCCCGCTCCCGTTGGTGTTGCTGTTGTTAAATATGTTCGTGCTGCCCCAGCATCGGCAAAGTTAGCTCCTCCGCTTCTTGACGTGTCGAAAGTCATTCCTGTTTGAGTTGACATATTGACGTTATAAGGCGCTCCGTTTGTAGTTGTGTAATTAGCCCACCCCACTATTGTATCTGTATAATTAGCTGTTGACATTCCGCTATTTATAAACATAGCAAGCATATTGGTAACACTTGAAATTTCCCAAATTCCTAAATTTTGATTGAAAGATGACGCGCTTTGAAACATACTGCTCATATTAATAACATTTGAAACGTCCCAATTTTCAAAACTTGAATTACCTACTAATGATGTAGCGACATTAAACATTCTAAACATATCCGTTACGCTTGACAAATCAGGAACATCTGTTGCTGTAACATCCATATTGGAACACCCTCTAAAAGCAGCGTTAAAACTATTCCACGCAATATTCCCCCAATTCTGTATTTCTAACAATTTAAGTCTATCACCGCCATTGTTAAAGAAAATACGAGGAAATGCTCCGCTAATTTTAACCGTATAAGTTCCAGCACTTGCGTAGGTGTGTGTTATGTCACCAGTGACACCTGTGTCTGTATTTCCATCACCCCAATCAACGTCATAATTATATACTCCTGCCGCTGTCCGTATATAAAACTGGTCACTTGCACTTGTACCCGCGTTGTCAGTTTTTACCAACATTGTAAAGTCAGGGTCGCTCGGTGCTGCTCCTCCTCCAAATCTAAAACTGTTTATTATATACATATTTCCGTAAGTGTACATCTTATAATACTATTGCTACGCTTCCGCTAGTTAACTGAACTCCTGAGAATACTTGATTTTGTGTAGGTCGAATAATTGCACCCGCTTTAACTGCATTTGCTGGCGTTGTTACATACTCATCC